TGCACAAACTCATAATCCTGACCGTTAAACGACCCTGGATTATATTCGTATGAACAGCGATATCCGCAAGACAATTCCCGTTTCCCCGCGTCGATCAAGTTTGCGAGGGTTTCGGAGAATACTTTAATGTTGCCGTACAATACCCCATCGGAGAAATAAACATCTTCCCCAATGACGCCTTGGACACCCTTCTTTTCAGCGGGAGTCAAATCAAGGTCTTCACTACCAAGCATAACATGGTTGTCAATCCACGGCAGCAACTTGAATGAGTTAATACATTCTTCGCTTGATAGCTCTTCTGCTGGTCGGTATACGTTATACAGTTTGTCGGGGTCTAAATCAGTAGATATTTGACGGCCCCGATATTGGAATATGCCGACCTTGCTTAGTGGGTTACCCTTAATCTCAATCCAGCCGTTGCCATCAATTTGTCGAGCTGAGTCTCCTTTGTCCATAGCAAAAGTTTCGATATTATCTACTTCATCCATAGATACTTTTGATTTATTGCTCACCCATAAATCAATATATTCCTGTACCCCAGGGTGTAGCGGCATAGGCAGATCGTCAGCAGTCGCCCATACATACCCGTCATGCTCGCTATTGAGCAAGATAGGGAATTGGTCGCCCTCGCTACCGTAAACTGAAAATTGGGCCTCTTTGATGAGCATCAACTGACCAGGATCATGCGATATTTCCTCGCTTGACTCTCTGCGTGCGGCCTGTTCGGGGGTTTCTCCGTCGTCGATCTTGCCGCCAGGGAACGCCCATGTCCCAGCGTAATTCGATCCTTGTGCACGCTTGAGCAATAGGACTCGATCACCGGATGTGTACATGATGCCGGCAGCAATAGGTACGATTTCATGAATCAGCTCATCAACCGGCACGGACACAGGAGGATCTTCTGGCTCAACCGGGAAAGCACCGGACAGTGTGTTATATATCTCACGGAGCAAATCCCCTGGAGATGATCCTTGTTTCAAAGGCATAATATATCCTGCTTAAAGGTTTTTAAAATTAAATACTGGTCTGGCTAGGCACCTGCAAAATATTGCTGTACCGGGGCCACCCCTTACTTCCTTGCCGCCCATAATTGCAACAACGGGCGGATCATCATATCTATATACTTTACCATTCATTTCAATATGGTCCTTGCGCGGGTGCGTCGACCCGCCTGTATGAATCCATTTGTATTCTTTGACGCCTGCCGATGTCATGGCGGCTGCGCTCATTGAGGCATGCACTTTGCGGGTTTGGTCCATGGCAACATTGCGGGCATGTTTGATATTGCTGTTGTATTTCTCGTTTAGATAGGGGACTAAATCTTTCATCCCCTTCCCCGTAGTCACGGACCGCATGACCTCGCCCTGCACATCTGTGAGATATTTCTCTGGAATGAGTTTAATCAACCCAGCGGCTTCAGCAGCACCTGCCGTGATAATCTCTTGCATCCAGTCTGATTGCAAATAACTAGGGTCGAGCTTTAGCCCTTCGCTCATTTCTCGCAGCGTCATTTGTGCCGAGATATTCACAGACTTTAGCGTGCGCGAAATCATCCGCTTAGTCGCTAGCTTTGCAACCTTGCTGAATATCACAGAATACTTCTTGCGTAGGCCATTGATAGCGATGCGAGCTTGAGCGCTAGGGCTGCCATCCATTGCATGCGCTGGATTGTCGGCTAGATCGTTCTCTTTGAAAACAATCTCTAGCTCTGCGCGGATATCCCGATGCATGCGCTTAATAATGGTCAGGACGGCTTTAACATACTCACCCTGTACCCCAGCACTAGGCCGGATCGCAGGCCCGATAATCTCACTCTGAGCCATTTAGCGCCTGTTCAATCTCATCCAGTAAACCAGCGACTTGCGTATCCTCGGATTCGTCATCCGCCCCAACTCCGTGATATCCTGATGCTGGGTCCATGGCAATGCGCTTGCGCTCATCTTGCCCATCAATCGCGCCCGATGCGACTAGGGTTTGCCCGATTTGCGCCTTTGCCAGATTCGTTGCAGCCAGTTCTTGAGCCGTAGGCGAGTCAACAGGCCGCCAAGCCACCGATGTATCGACATGATCTATTCCAAGTTCTGGAATGACGATAGAGCGCATGCACAGCGCGTGGTGGCGCTCAAGCAGCGGGGCGAGGTCATGCTCCTGAATACTCTCCAACTCCTCATGGTAGCTCTTTGCCTCATAATCCCCACTTGAGTTAAACCCCTTTGGTGTAGTCCCTAGCAGTTTTGTTGCTGGCACGTTTGCAGCCGCAGCGACAATCTGATACTGCGTCATGATGACAGAATCAAGGTCTGCTAGAGATGTATCAAACTGCTGGAACTCATCCCCATCTTTATCACCGAGCTTTACAGAGTAGTTATCTCGATATGTCACCCAGTTATTCAGGCTTTCAACTGCTTTATCTGGGTTTGCCGCAATGGCTGACATGTCGGTTCGCCATACGGTCGTGCGCTTCGTCTCTGCTAGCTCTGGGGCCTCATTGGCGACCCGCTCAGCAGCGTAGACGCGCTCCATAATTAACTGAGTGACAGGGAGCCCGCCATATAGATAACTCGGCTTTATCAGATCTGGCACTTCATGCGGTCGATAGATCACAAGATGTGACCGATGGTATTTCTTGCCATTGATCAGCCAATAGGTGGGCTCATAAAAATGCATCGTCCCCGGATTAGAAACTGATGAACCCATAAGTTGAGGCGCGCACCAATATGGGTCTACCTGCACGATACCTTTATACGACCCTGGCTCGACGCCATCAATGTTAAATGGCTTTTCGTAATACTCTGGATCGGTGCTATTGACTTGGAATAGCGCAACACGGACACCAAAAATACGCCCCATTCTGACAAATTGCTCAAGGTTATACTTGATCTTCATTTGTCGATCAGCACGGTTCAGGAGTTTGATTGCCTCTTTGGGCAGGTCATCCCCATCAACCGCAACAATGTCATACCCGTTACGGATGGCGTCACGCCCAGGCATAGAGCAGGCTTTATTAATCAGCCAGTGCTGGGACAGAATAGCGCAGAGTTGATGCCCGATAAACCCCTGTGAGGCATACCACATCGCCACAGCGTCTGAGATATTCGCTTGGTTCTGTGCTGCAATCTTGACTGTTACCGCACCTGAGCTATCATCCATCGCACCGACAGACTGCGCCCTGGGCAGGGTCCGCACTAGATTACTCATCACATCGCCTATTTTCACCAATGGCCGACCGGCCTCTAGAGCATGCGTACTGAAATAACTATGACGGGGTTTAAGTTCCACTTTGGCAACGGGTTGTTCTTTTTTGCCGAATAGCCAGTTAAGCATAAGTTATCCAAAAAATGAGGTGCGCTTTGTCATTGGCGTGAACACAATCGCCACTGAGTCAGCCAAATTAGGAGATTTAGTCCCGGCTGGGGACTTGTCAATAATGATTTTGCCAGCAGTATTAATGCTATATGTTGGCTGCGAAAGTTCCATAGTGAGCTTTGGAAGCTCTAAAATTGTGCTTGATATTGATATTATATCGTCAGGGTTATAATCCATCCCCTGCAAAGCCCGATAGGTGGCTTGGAACCGCATTCTTAGTGCCCACCAGCTCTGAGCTTTCAGATTAGCGAAAAAGTCCTTATTCTTTCGTTTAGGAACCATTTCTTTTTCTGGCTCATGCACAGAGTTGGAGCCACGGTAAGGATCAACAGATATTTCTTTCTGCTTAATCGACTTTCTTTGATCATTGATAACCCGAGAGTCCCCCCGCACGCCAGCGCCCAATCCGTCCGCATCATACAAAAACGTATCCAGTCCAAGATTATCAGAGATAGAAAACGCCTTCTGTACCGTCTGGAAAATATCGCTACCGCTTCCAGACCACTGCTCGATATGCTCAAGCAATATTCCATGTCTACCGGCATATGCATTTTTGTCGATACCTTCATCGGCAACATCGAGCCCGCCACGACGAATGCCAGACGGTACAATGTTGAGCTTTTTGTGGGAATCAATTGCCGCCTGGACCCATGCGGACGGGATTAAAACGCCTTCCACTGAGGCAGAATAGTTAATATCAATTTCTTGAGCAACCGTTACCGGGTCCAATGTCTCTATCTGCTTTTGATACCATTCCTCATGTTTACGGGGGTCATCTCTCCAATGGAAAGTGAATACTTTAATCCTCCCGCCAAACCGCTTAAAGGCGAATGGGTTAGCGTTCCCATTTGGCGTGCTTACATCAATTTTGCAGTTTGATGTTTGAGACAATGCAGCATCAATCGAAGACGGACGGTCATAAAACGCTGACTCATCTTTAAAATAAATTGATGTTCGATTACCGCGCCCAATATTGTCACCGGCCTCACCAACAATGGCAGAACCATTTTCACGGTTCTTAATTGTCATGAATGGGGCATCCTTTTTAGGATCAAACCCATTCGGGCGGAACTCTACTGGCAGTAATGAGATAAATTGGCGAGCTTTCCAAAATAGCGACTTAGGATCATTCAAGTCATCTACATATGTCTCTTTACGGCTACCGAACCCGACCACGGTGCCCGGATGGAACAATATCATCCACACAGCAAACGCTACACAGAGCCAAGACAGCCCCATATCTCGTGATTTCTCAATCAGCCCATCCTCTTGCCCTAGCCATCTATTCCTAAGCCAATCTAAGCACTCTCGCTGCTTGGGGAATAAAAGAAATGGCACAATCGCTGGCAGCCCACGCTCAGGATTGCGCGGGTCAAACGTACTGCCCCAATCGTTGATAAAGTCCGCAGGATTGTTTTTGTAATGCTCCTTCAACCCAGCCAGCATCCCCGGGCTAGAGCGAATCAATCTCAAGCGATCTATGCGCTTCTTATACTCCTGCTCATAATCTGGATTCCAAATATCAGCCATTAATCATGCGAGAATAGGCATCTTGCGCAGACATCGGTTTGCCTTCAGATTCGGCACGTTCTTCAGCATCGTTAAATTTCTCAATACTAGCCTTGTTTGCATTTAGCAGATTCAGTGCAATTGCGCTACTGTCATTTGCCAGTTTGGTCAAGATTCCGATACTCTTAATTGACTCAATACTGGATAACGGATCAGCATCATCAATTTTTGATACCTCTGAATTGGCAATCGCATTCAAACGATGCGATGTAGCCGCCCCGTGCATTGCCGCACTTGCCAAATGATCAGATGTAGCCCTAAGTTTGGATGCGAGGCTATGCGCATATATTTGCGACTTAATCGGAAGTTGAGAAAGTGCGCGCTCAGTTTCAACTATTTGATTTGCAACGGCTTTTACGTCTTTTACTTGCGTAGATACGCGCTGTCTAATTGCCGCTTCTGAGATTTTGTATTCCCTAGCAAGGGCACGAATTGGCTCATTATCAAGCAGCCGCTTTTCAACTTCTATCCATTGCTTTTCTGATAATTTCGATGGTCTACCCATAATGACCTCACTCAGTTAAAAGCCTGGACATATTCACTGTGGCATCAAGCGTGCACTTATCCATCACACGGATAATATCTGCTTTCAATAGATCCTCGTTGAACCCTAAACTGATATCCATGTGTTTTCCTGACCCGCCACAGTCTGTACAAATATTCTGCACCGTCCCATACTCTCCAACCATTCCACGACCGTCACAAGTCGCGCACTGAGGCCATAGCCACGATTGGATAGCATACCCTGCGATATCAGCGATGGTGGCACTAGAAAGCCCCGTCCCTAGCCTCTGATTAGCGTTGTCTGCATACCCAGTCATAACGGACAAAGCAGCTCTCAAAGTTCGGAGCTTCATCATCACCAGGATTTTCAGTGTAAAATCTTTTTCGCTTAGCTCTACTTGCTTACGGGTGACAGAATCAGCCTCGGCACTGAGCCTCAACAGCATCGCCCCTAGCCCGCCATGCGATAACTGCCCCGCCCATCCAGAACTCGCTAGGATGTCAGAATCCCGCATTTCTAGCGTGGTCATTGTCAGATTACCGCTATGCGTGGCTCTGATATATCGTTCCTTGACGTTGGACATTTTGCGATGCGTTATTTAGATTTCATACTATAACACAGAATTCATAGTTTTTGGCAATAGGCAAGACAAAACAAAACCGTCATATAGCCGGCTTAAATAGTATAACTGATTTTGCTAATGCCCCATGCTTTGATTGCAGCTAAGCACGCTGGGCACGGCGCTGCTAGTGCTGGGGCTCCGCTTTTTGTGTATCGCTCGACAAAAATAGAGTGCGGCTTTTTATCTTTGCAATTTAACAGTGCGGCTATTTCTGCATGAAGATAAATCTTTTCAGGGACTTTTGCCAACTTTGCAAAGTGTGATTGCACTGGATGGGTTTTTGTGTAGTTGTTTGCCCCTACACTGATAACCCGTCCACGCTTATCGTAGCAAGTGGCTTTTAGTTTATGGGTTGTCACTCTTGCCGCATTTCAGTAGTTACAACACAAGTCCGGTTAACAGCGACATAGACGCCATCTCCCTTCGTTAGCGGGAATCCATCCCTGTCAACCAATGTTGCTTTACCATCTGATTCACACATGCCGTATACATCGCTGTCAAACACTTAGTTTGTCCCGCAGTCCTCCCCATTCAAAACAAACCAATACGTAGTGGACTCTTCAGACCAATTTTGGTCTTTTGCGGAATAGATTGCCGTAGTCATGATGTTTTCCTTGGGTTTGAGGTTGTTTTGGGCTTCAGTTCAATGCCCAGGATGCTTCGCGCTCAAGCAAGCGGCCGTTCAGGTCAACTGCCCCAGATCACGAAAGCTTCAGGTTGTTCAACACAGCGGGGACGACTCGCACTGTCCAGCTCTTCATGCGTACGGGGATCATCTCGATTCTCAGGATAGCAGCGTATAGACCACCAAGCTGTCCTGTCATGTTCCTTCAGCACGTCCCAGGCTGCGGCCTCATCTGGAGCGAGCACACAAACCAAGCCGGAGGTGTAATCTTCGAGCACACCATCGCCCTCCCAAACCCACAGGCGAAGGGGCTCAGAGGGACGGGCAACGGGCGTTTGTTTAGGCATGGGGAAACTCCTTGGTCAAATGGTTGTAATTGAGACTGCCTGGGTAGGCACAAGTCAGGCCTTCGGGCTGGGCGGGTAAAGCGGTACGTCGTCTGCAAGCACCTTGTTGGGCGTCACGGGAAGAAACTTGAACCGCGCCGGCCACACTTGCCGACCCTTTCCGTTGACTTCCTTGTGTGGCGTTTCACCGTCAAAGTACCAGCGGCGCATCCAAGCACGAGGTTCAATATTTTCGTTTGCCATGTTGTTTCTCCAGTTACTTGCTTTGTTTCGATGTCTCTATTACGCACCTTTGGGGCTAGATATGCGAGGCGTTTTTGTCTGGCACACGCACGGTCCAATCAAGACCACTATACTCTTGTTTGAAATTTGGATGCCAAATAGTTTTTGGCGAAGCATATGCCGATCCATCCGGCGTTTCCCAATGCACACAGATGCCATTATGAGGGCCACATTCTTTGACGGCTTGTGAGACGGAGTTGAAGCTGTGTACGTTACAGACGTATTCTTGACCGTTCCAACGGGTGCCATATGTCTCTAAGACGACAGCGCTCACATTCTCAGACAAGAATTTCAATTGTTGGGCGACCATTGGCCGGATCACCTCAGGCACATATCCTCGATCAATCCAATACATTTTGATGTCTCGTTCAACCATTTCTTCAAGAGACAAGAAAGTGATGTTTCTCACGATAACTGGAGGTACGTAGTCGTCTTTGACGTGTCCACCAATTTCTTCGGTGATTTCTTTCAAAATTACTCTCCTTTACCATTTAAATGGACTATTTAATTTTAAGCCCCATCGGATTTACGCGAAGCGCTGGGGCTGACCGTTTGCACTCTCGCCAGAGCCACGAATGCGATAGCTGAAAGGCGCTAGCATTTACCCGTGCTAGCTCTTGTCTGGTCACAAGTTATGCGGGCCAAATTATTGATTGCGGTCGGCAATGCTGCGATTGTCTGTGATGTCTAGCCGATGACGATCAACTTCTGGATGCTGTTGCCTTGGCATAGTAGCATGAGTCATATGGGCAACGACTGTGCTAATTGCTTTCGACAGTTTAACAGCAAAAACATCATCTAGGTGTGGCGGCACCCCATCGCGGAAATAAATTGCCGCCATCTCTAATGTAAGCACTGCTGCCCGGAGCTTTTCTTCTGCGCTTATTAATTGCTCTGGGGGCATTCCGCACCGATAACGAGGTATCGTTCCGCAAAATCATTTTTGTCGATGCATGGTTCTCCGGCACAAGAACGGCGGAAGCATTCATTCCCGTATGCTATGAGCATCCAATTTGGTATAAATCCATCGCCTGACCATGTATTACCTGTGCCATCTGCATATCGAACGACTTCTGGCTTGACCATATCCAGCTCAGCTACGCATATGCCATGCTCCAGCATCTGCGCCTGAATGCGGGCTATCGCATCGGAGCGGTTATTGGCCTTGCGCTTGAATATGACAGGATATCCATCTTTCCTTTCCCGTTCGGCACATCGCGCAGAAAAACACTCATCTTCTTCAGCCATAAGGTCACAACCAATGCAGGTTGCCGAGGCTACTGCTACCATGCCTTCCGGCGCATCATCTGGATTAAACTTTTCCACTTTTTTCTCCGGTGGTTTTGGCAATTGCTTCTCTTGCCTTATCACAACAATTATTCCAATACATGCTATCCAAAGGCGCATTGTCGTCCATCAATGCCATCATCGCATCCAGCAGATCCGGCGCAGCGACAATTAGGCGGGCATCTGCGTCATTGTAGACGCAAGCAAATGGCATTTCATCTTGCATTACAACCGTAAGAATGGAAATGTCGTCGGCATCAATAGGGCAAAGATGCTTGATGCTGCGATCCTCAATAATTTCCAGTCGCCACGGTCCAGGTGTGTACGTTTGACCGCTCACTTTACTTTTTCCTTTTGCACAGCGCTATTCAGCTCTTCACGAACACGCTGCACGACTAATTGGATTCCGGTATTTGCTTGGAAGTGCTTGCCATGCTCTGCGTCAAATGCAATCCGGCTAGCCAGGTATTCAATCTCTGCCAAAACCGATGCGATGTGAAAATCTTCCGGTGTCATCTTTTTCTCTACTTTTTGCTGCAACGACTGTATTGTGCCACCATACCTAGCCATTACTTATTGATTTTAGCTATTGGATTTTATGGCGTAATGAATCATCGTATCGGAAAAGATGATCGCATCACTGAATTTTGCATATGGGTCGGCTTCAAATTTGATCAGCATTAAATCCAGCTTGCGAGCAGCTAGAATGATGGCGTCGATTTCTGGATTACCAGACATGGGCATTTTTAGTGCAATTGCAGCCTCAATTTTTGTCATACCTCGACCTCAATCCAGTCTGTCAGCCAGCGTTGGAAATAAGCCGACTTTTCTGCGCTACTTTCGGTAGCTTCAGTTTGGACCGTATCGACCCAATAGGGGGCATCCTCAACCCCAAGCAAAACCACACAATACTTGATCGTTACAGGATCAGGTTTAATGCGCCATTCTGCATCTTTGTCAGGGTACCCTGGCGAGTATTCAGTGTAATCTATAAAATCTCTATCAAACCACTTCACTTGTACTGTCTTTCCTTCCGCAATTGCTTGAATATAAGGAAGCATGGCTTTTGCTTGTTCTGGTGTCAACATTTAATTCTCCAATGCACTGCGAACAGCATCTAGCTTTGCAGTAAGTTGATCGATGATCGCTTGTTTAGCAGCAATCTCCGCGCGGTAAATCTCTTCGGTTTGACTTACAATTGAACTGTTTTGTGCCCAGATTATGGGCTGCTTTTTGATCTCGATTACACGGGAATTAAAGCAGCCATAGCCGAATATTAATTCTGATTCCGGCTGCTGATATAAACCATCCGTCCGTGCATCAAATGCGCAATTATCGCTATTAACCATTACTACTCTCCATCCATCAAAAACACGCCCATAGGCGCAGTCATCAGCTCTTTGACCACATCTTGCGGCAACTCACTCAGCAGAAAATCGCATCCAAAATTTTGGAGTTTTGCGTAAATTTCTGTCTTGATATCCACCGTTTTTGCCCATCCGTCAAAAACCGCTTGGCTAAACCCTGCCATGATGTTTCCTAGTTGCTGATTCGATGGATAGATTCTTACATCGTTTTTTGTGACTGACCAATTGATTTTTTCTATTGGCTTGTCCGCTGACAAGTGCCGCGCCGCTTGATACGGACATGGCCCTACTTGTGTTATTTATGAAAGATTGCTGGATAACATGTTAATTTGCCATGTTATCCAGCATTTCGCCGATGTTATTCAACAAATGCAATCTATTAACTACAAGTTAGACCCTTTTGGTGGCCTGGTAGCAATCATCCATCGTCAGCAGCACACCAGCCCGCTTTGCGGCGGCGCACAAGCCCCGATGAACCGGAGCGCGATAGTCGCCAGTCCACTGTGCCGCTTCTTCCAACAGCGCCGCCCGGAAAAGCCTACGCGTCGCGGCCACGGCGGACGAAGCGTATGCGTGCATTTGCGCATCGCTGTATTTCCCGGCCGTGGGCAATATGCTGTGGTCATCAAATGCGGCCGGGCGCGGCAGCGGGCCCAACCCTGCGTTCAACGGGACATCGCCCGGCATATCGGTGGTCATTGTTGCTTTTCCTGGGCAATGCCCGTTAGCTCTGCGTTAGGCGTCCAGGTACAATATTGGCGTCCACGCAATCACGCCCACTAGCGGGTCGCGCGACGGGTGCCGTTCCTCAAACCATTCGCCGGTCGGCGCCATGTAGGCCACCAACGCGTGGTTGTTCTTCCACGACGAGCCGCGCTTGCCGTCAATCCACACCAGAACCTCAGTCATCGGCCCCGGCTTACACAGTTTGCAGTCGTTCCAGATCATTTGCTCTCCAAGTTCATCGCAAGACGCCTAACCGTCCGCTGGCGCGGCCGTCATTTGGTACGGCTTGTGGCTATGCCCGGACATTATGCACCCGCGCCCATTCGTTGATCTTGCTCATTATCGATTCACATGTACTAGCATCCAGCACCATGCTTATGGCACTGTTAGTAGCAGCTACATCTTCTTTCCGCATCGCTTTCCATCGCTCAAGGCTATCAATTGCCTCTTGAATATCTTTTCCAATATCTTTTTGTCCACGTTGGCCCGCACAAAGCAGCTTTTTGACTGCGTGGCCGATCTTTTGATCTGTCACCCCGAACAACTCTAGCACTCGGTAAATGTCGATCATTTCAAAATGCGATACATCTTTGAAATAGTGGCTATGTGTGGGATTATTCTTTTCTCGGTTATTTTTTGCAGGCTCAATATAACGGCATGACCACTTTGTGGTCTGATGAGCATTTGACCACAAAATTTCCACATAATCATCATATACCGGATCGTTTTCTTTTATTGAAACAATTGTTCCAATTCGGTCACTCATATACGTCGAAGTAACATGCATTCCAATTTTGCAATCTTCAATTTTCATTTTTTGCCTTTGCAAACTTTTTGCTTTAAATCATATGCATTTAACGTAGCATCACCAAACCACCATGCCGTGCATTTTACATTAAGATCGACTGACGGACAAGTTGTTTTTGGGATGAGCTTTGTGGAGTATGCCCACATCCATGCAGCATTTGATGCTCCGACCAGGAAAATCAACAGAACAACCACTCGCATCAAGATAGTACAATTCTTGACTCTGAATTCGCCTCCTTAACACGGCGCTCAAAATCCTGATTAATCGCCCATTTAAGCCGGTCTAGCGCCTCTTGACCTTCGTGTGCTTTTACATCATACAGATATCTATCCCGTTCGTATTTGGTCTGTAGGCGCGTGAAATTGTAGACATGTAGCTTGCGAGTGATACACTCATCTTCCCATTCTTGGGATGATTCGTCAACTTCAGTTCCGTTAATCAGTTTAACCACGATTCCAGTCCTCAGCAGTTAGTTTGACAATTTTAGCAAATAACCCACTCGATGCAAGCGAGAAAATA